CACGCCTCTAGCTTGATCACCCGAAATTCGGTTACACTGCTTCCTGGCATGTATTCATTCGACCGTCCGGTCCTCGAGTTTCAGCGTGCACTGAGCGAAGCTCTAAACAAGATGTTTCCGGTTGACGTGGATGCTGATGGATTTACATCCACGGGTATTCATACGACATTCGACCGTCTGCGCTGCCCAGCAGGTTATTTCATGAACCCAATGAGCTACGTTGCGGTAGACAACGCTCGTTACCGTGAAGAACTAGGCCTTTCTACAACGATGTCTAGCAAACAGCGACAAATCGCGGAGGAAGTATGGAAACTCGTACTTCAGTACGCGAAAGTAAGTGCTGTCAATGTGGCGAAACTATCATCCGGCGGTATGCGCCGCTTTTCTGCGGATACGCAATGGAAGCTAGCGTTCGTCGAGTGGTTGTTGGAGCCTGTTAGGTTCGAGCAAATGCTTAACGCCGTCGAAAAGGAGGATTGGCTAACCCTAGCGAACGAGTACGAGACGTGTTACGCCATGTATCTCCAAAAGCGTGGGCAAGTCGACCAGCCAGGGAAAGAGCGCACAGTATTCGATCTTGAATACGCGCTAAGCGGCGGGTCCAAGGGTCAAACTAAACCAGCGGATAAACGTGTGGTGATAGACGGGACTAGTTACGACGATTTCAGCGCAATTAGGGCTCGAATCGTCCAAGCTGGTCCGTGGGTAGTAAATTGTTTTCTTCAAATGGTGGCAACTCCACTAATGAAGAGCCTGTTCGAACGATTTCCTTCCACGTTTCACGTCAACACACGCGAGGAGATCAAGTCCGTGGTTGACGGTAAGTATGTCTTCTGTTCGGACGTGACAGAGTACGACCGTAGTATGTCGGTTGAGGATATTCGTATCCCACATGACTTAATGAACGAGGTATTTGACGAACGTATTGTCAAGGCTTCGTGGCGGCTGTACACCTCTCCATACTACTCGAAACCGCTCGACCTGGGCGGCAAGAAAGGGGTATGGGTCGGTGACCCCAGAGATTGGACCAGTACAGTTATCGCTGGAAACCGGTCAGGTCACGCTCTTACGTCGCTAATGGCCAAAGTAAACAAGGTTATCGACACCTTGATTATTATCGACTTTATCTACCCGGTTGTGGGCCGCTGTAAGTGGTTCCTCGAAGGGAAAGGTCAGATCGGTATGGTGAATAACGGCGACGACGAGATCGTTTGGGCATACACGCGTGCGGACATCGAACGCTTCAAATTAATTCGAAGCGATTTATCGAAAGGTCGCTACTCCGTAAGTCCGGAAACGGGACAGGGGTTCTCAGGGTTACTACTTGTCAAGAAAGGCGAGACATTGTACGACCCACAACCTAAGATGCACACCCCATTTGAAAAGATTTGGGTTCCTGAACGCTCAATCGGTGGCGTTCATAGGCCGTTCTGGCCGATAGGTATCATCGACCGGATTAACAATCTGGTCGCAACGGAACAAGGGCAACGCGCTTGGGACCTACATATGCAGTTGTACCGCGATAGGTTAGCGCCTATTTACGGCGATTTCATGACTATGGTCACCAAAGCACACAGCGAACTGCCTCTACGAGGAGACCAGCTATCCGTCAAGGACCGCGAGTTCCTCGAAGATCCGAATAAGATTCACTATAAGTTCACGGCTGAGGAGATCAATCCTGATGTGCTCGAAATGACCACATCTAAGATTCCTCTAAGTGTCGTCGAACGTTTTCTAACCAAATATTATAAAGG